GTAATAGGGACAAGGCCCGGTTGGCGGTCAACAACATCAGCCGATGGCAATACATTGCTTCCGTCTTTGAAATGCTGCCTCGGGACAACGCCACCAGTGCTGAGTAGACCAGCCATTACTTCAGGAAGAGCATCAGCAGCCGCGCCGCCGCCTGCATCAAACAAGCCTGCAACGCCAGAGCCGAAGTTCATGGCAGCGTTGCCTAAGCCAAGCGCGGATGACAGTTGCGAAGCCCCACTAGGACCGACACCGGGGCCTTTTCCAGCCACGGCAAGAGAACGATTTTTTTCTGCATCACCCTCCTTAACCGTTTTATCAAGGTATCCCTTAGAGGGATTGGTCAGGTCATAAGGCTCAATGTCGCCGCCATCTTCATAATGATGACGAACAAGACCGCCACGATAGCGTTCGCTGGGCTGTTCGGAAGAAAGAGAGTTTGTTACCGCATCCCATCCACGCTGAAGCAAGCCGGGCTGCGCGGGCTGTGCGGCGCTCACATTTCCCTGCGCATCCGTTCTTGCTGGAACGGCATCAGTACCCAAAAGCTTGTTGCCAGCACGGCGAGACAAGCTAGTGCCAGTCATGTCGCTCGTGATGTCATTCAAGCCCTTATAGCCCTGATAGATCTGAGAGAACTCAGAGTCCGCAGGCTTGGGAGGAGCGCCAGCAGTCATGAGTTTAGGAACGTGCATCTGCTGCTGCGGGACGACGCCCGCGCCGCCAGCACCACCGGGCATGCCAGAAGCAGACCCGGCATATAGGCCATGCTGGGCGAACGGCCCAAAGGACTGACGCTGCTGCGCAAGGATCGCGCTGATGTCGTTCGGATCTACAGCGCCGCCAGAGATGTAACCGCCGCGCATAAATGCGCCCGGTTCAGAAACCACGCCGCCCATTGAGCTGGGATCGAGACCGCCGCCATAAGCTTTTTTAGCAGGATGGAGGGCCTTTTCGTAATCGACTGTCTTGTAACCGCCAGCCTCACCAACAGCCTCTGGATGCTTCTTCTCCACATCCTGAGCCATGAGGCCGATCTGAGTGCGATCATCCCCATTGTACTTGAAGCTGTAGATGGGCAAGCCATCCTTGGTTTCGCCAATCTTCTTCGCATCGTGTTTGAGGCGGCGGTCGGAGAAGAACGAGGTCGGCTGTGTGCTGGTCGTTGTCGAACCAGACAGCGCACCAGTGCCCTCCGCGATGTTCGCAAGGAACTGAGCGACTTGGAAGGGGTAGCCCTGCTGCTGGAGGTACTGCTGATAGACAGCCGTATCCTGCGCCTGCTGTGTCTGCTGTCCAAGAGTTCCAGCGCCGATCTGCGCCTGAGCGCCCTGCAAGGCAGCGGCCTGCGCAGCGGAGCCGAGGCCACCAATCTGCTGCCCCGCCGCCATTTGGCGAGCAAGATCGGACGCAATAACCCCCTGTTGCTGCCCGGCAGTTTGGACCGCCTGCTGATAGCCCTGTTGATACAGCGGGGAAATTGCCTGTGCCGCCGCAAGGCCCTGCTGGCCCATCAACTGAGCCCTTTGGAGACCCGCTCGCTCGCCGCCAAAAGCGCCAGCTTTGATAGCATCGGCCTGCTGCTGTGATTGCTGCTGACCAAACTGCTGACCTAAAGCGCCCAACGTAGAGCCTACAACGGCCTCTGTATAAGGGTTCTGATAGTACCCAATTTGCCCTTGCGTGAGTGGGCCAACCGGCTGGGCAGCGCCAAGGGTTAGGCCAGCGGCAGCGCCGTAGTACGGCTGCGCGGCTTGCGAATAAGCGCTCGTAGCCCCAATGCCCGCTTGCTGGGTAGCATTCAGGGGGGCGACGAACTCGCCCTGATAGGGTTGGAACGGAGTAGTGGCGGCAGTTTCAGCGCGGGCATTGACGGCGTTGTATCGCGCCAGAACCTCTGGCGGAATAGAAACCGTCGATGTGGAAGTCTGGGATTTTCCGCCGCCGCCCATTTAGATCACTCCGCAGCCACCGGGTACGACCCCGTTTTGGCATTATACAGGAAAAATGCGCCGCTTGGCTTCCCAAATTGACGCTCATATAACCTTACTTTGGCTTCCGTCCGGTGGTTCGAAAGGACGCCAATTACAAGCGGCAAACCCAACTCATCTGCTGTCCGCTTGGAAAACTCACACAACCTGCGGGCGCGACCGCCTTTTGCATTGCGATATTCAGGATGGATAAAGATAGCGCGTTCCTCTAAGACCGACGCATCTGAATACCACATTGAGCCAATCCTGAGAAGGATAGCCCCCTCTAGTCGCTCGCCCTCATCTTGAATGATACCGACGACGCCATTCTCAAGGTTAAGCGCAGTCCAGATTTCTGCTAACAGTTTTTGTGGGTTGGGATCTACAAACCCATTTTCATCACAAGCTTGCATGGCGAGATCCATCATAGGATGGACATCATCTGGCGTTCCAATACGTACCCCAAAGCTATCGAACATAAGACCCCCTCAGTCCTTTTTCGGCGGCGGTAACTTGCGAAGCGTGTTGACTGTCTTCGCGCGCATCTTTTTCACAAACGCATCTAACTCTCGATGGCCGCGATCAATGTCGCCGCCCCCTAGATTAGTAACATCATCTGGGTGAATTACATACTCGCCACCAGCAGCAACGATGGGGACGGGAGCAGCAGAAGCTGCTAACTGCCCACCCGCAGCTTTCCCCTTTTGTCCGGGTAGTCCAAGGTAGGCGCTCGCCCCCGGCAATCCAGACATATACGGGATCGGCTTAAACATAGAGCTAGGCTTTACGATAGGGTGAAAGATTGATTTGGCGACATTAAAGCCCGCCATCGTGTTGCCTTCACCCATTGCCGAAATAATATCGGCTGGAATGACATAAGCCCCCGAAGGAACGTGCATAGGTAGATGGTCCGTTCGCCCAGCTACAGGACTATGGATCGGCCCAACATGCACTTTAGATGTTTCGGAGGTTGCGGGACCGCCAAAAAAGGAACCGCCAACCATCTTACCAGTGCGCGACTTTGCAAGAGCAATCGCAACCGCTTGAGCTTGCGGGTATTTACCAGTGTGAACCAGCTCGCTGATGTTGCTGCTGATTGTTTTTTGCGAGGAACCTTTTTTGAGCGGCATAACTTACCCCGGCGAATATGTGACGTTGATGGACTGCCCTGTTCCCGGAACAATAACCAACCCGTTCGTGAAGACTTGCCCCGCCGGGTATATGCCGACAGTTGCGGGCGTTGCGCAGAGGGCGTTAGCCGCAGCGGCAGAGGCTGTGGCGTTGGCGTTGTTGATTGTGCCTGCGGCTGAACCAGCCACGAGAACGGCAAAGTTAACCAGATAGCCAGAGCCCGCAATTACGAGAGTTGCGGCTGTTGCGGTCGCGGATGTCTGTGTCCCTTGGCCGCGCTGAGTGGTCCGGGCGACGTTGTTTATGGCAACGACGCCGTTCTTTTGGGTAGTTAACAAATCATCCAATGATGCTGGCATACTTGCCTCCGTTCAAAAGATGTGGTATACCATGAGAATGAGAGAAGTTCCTATAACCACCCTGCGCAAAAAACTTTCCTATGACCCCGACACCGGGCACTTCACATGGAAGAATACAACGCAATGGACAAAAGCTGGGCATCGCGCTGGCACCTTTTGCAATGGATACGTTAAAATTAGCATTAATAGGATCATAATTCCAGCGCACAGAATTGCTATGGCTATGATAAATGGATTCTGGCCTTTTGGCGAAGTTGATCACATAAACGGCAATAGGTCCGACAATCGACTGTGCAATTTGCGCGAAGTAACGCACCAACAAAACTGCATGAATCGGTCTAAGGCATCTAACAATAAGTCTGGTTATGTTGGTGTATCGTGGCACGAAGAAGCCCAGAAGTGGCAAGCGCATCTCTCCATTGGCAGAAAAAGTATTTATCTTGGCCTCTTCAAGAGCCCTGAAGAGGCGCATGACGCCTACAAGCAAGCCGCTAAAAAAGCCTATGGTGATTTTTCTAAACATCAGAAACGTCCATCGGCTTGAATCCTATACCTAAGATTCCCCAACCTCCAGAATGATCCAATGTCATTGCTCTCAATCTTAATGGATACAAGCCGACCCCGAAAACGAGGCGTTATATATGTTGTTGCTTGCGTCAACGTGTAAGGACCGTAGGCGGTCGGAGTTTGTCCGGGATATGGAGTAACATAAAATGTCAGCAAGACGTTTGCGCCCTGCGTTCCACCATAGTAACCCCATTTCATGTCAGGCCACACTTGGTCGATGAACATCAACACATCGGCGTCTGACAGGACAAAGTAGCCTGTTTGAAAATAAGCATCCATGGGCTGACCATCGGCGTCAGTCGATGTTTCGTGCTGGTAGATGTAGCGGTTCAAAGCCGCGCCAATTGGCGCTCCTAGAACAGACTCATTGATCCATGCACTACGTGCTACATAGGGGTTTGCGGTCGAGTTAAATCCATAGTCCCACTGATCAAGAACAAAGTTGTATTTTATATAGCCATAGTTTTCGCCGCTATTGCCAATGGTAGGGAAATACCACGAGATTTCGCCAAATCGAGAGTTGGGCGCAACCCTAATGCGATCAAGATTAGATGTATCAAGGTCTTGGAAGACAACATCCCAAACGGGGCAACGTATTGGCTCAACACCATTGCTAGATAGGCGATAGAATTGGTTTGCGCCCATCCAATAGACAACGCCATTTACGGACGCAGCCGCCTTGCGGCCAATGAGACCGCACCCTGTGCCAAGCTCGTTAAATTGGTAAACGTATGGCGGTCCCACATATTGCATGGCCCACAAGCCAAGGTCCGTCCAAACCAAACCCTGTTGCGGGCCTTGAATGCACTGAACAATCCGGGAGCCTTTAGGAATACGATAAGAACCTGCTTGATTGGTAATAAGAGCAATCCATTGCGTGAAGTCATTGACATCACACCAACGGATTAACAGCGGATCTTTGATGCCATCAAAGGTAGAACCCCAAGCGACAATCTGCCTTTGAGGCATCGCGACAAACATACCATCGTTGACGGTAGGCGCTTCAGGAATAACCAACGCAATAGGTTGACCGCTGGTTGGAGACCATTGGTATATAGGGCCATTCAACGGGCAGGAAATTAGGATTTCACCCCAATTGTCCAAAGTCCAATCAACTGCATTGATTGGTGTGCCTGTAGTCAAAGTAGGGGCATTGCCGGTCCCATACCCACCGCGCCCATATCCTCCAATGCCATATCCCGTTCCCGCCGCCAGTGTTCCAACGCCTTTGTAATAGACGTAATGAGCATTGCCGCTGTTCAATAAGCCAGTTGTGGTCGCCGAAGCATTGTTTTTGCCAGCAATCGTAAACGTGCTACTGCTAGGCACGGAGTTGACGATGAAGTTGCCATATAAGGTAATGCCGCCAACGGTCGTCGCAATAAGAACGGGAAAAGTATCGCCAATTGCATATCCGTGATCGGCCAGCGTGACGGTAATCGCGCTGCTTCCAGCTGTAGTGGCAAAGCTAGGCACGGAGCCGCCATTGGAAACAGAAGATGTAGCTAGTGCAGGAGCGCCCAGCGCATTCAACGCATAAATCGTATATGTATTTGCGCTGCCAGCAGCATTATAGCATTGGTATTGCCCAAACAGGATTAGGCCACCAACACTAATCTGCGTTTGAATATCCACTGTGTCATAACTGGACACATTGCGGCCAGTGTCTGTTATCAAAACCGCATTACTACCTGCCGTAGTCGTCGCGTTGACCGCGACATTAACAACAGTTTTTTGAGGAGTAATGTCACTAGCGCCGCCAGAAAGGATTACTTCAAGAGCGCCGCCGCCGCCAGCCGGTGCGCCCTCTGCGCCAGCCGCAAGGTAAGAATTTGCGTTGGTGTCTTCCCATGCCCATAGAGCGCGAACGATAGAACCAATTGTATTGGAGTAAAACTTTGTCCACCCACCCAACTTTTGCACTAACCCACCAAGCGTCCTATCGGGGATAAACCGGATAAGCTGGCTTTGCGAAATTGCCGCTTCATTTAGGGCAGGCGTTTTGTTAACATCCACGCCGGGGATCAATTTTAACGATTGATGGGGCATGTGTTAGCCCCTCGTTGGCGTAGCAGCGGGCGACATAGATTGAGATGACCAAGCGGCCCCCTCAAACTTCTTCCTGTATTCTTCGCCCAGAGCGCCCTTCAACAGAGCTTGATACTGGCTCTCATAACTGACCGCCATCTGCGGGTCGTCGTTTGCCCTACCGAAATTGCGCTGATATGCACTAATATAGATCATGGAAGCCATGATGAAGAGATCGGGCAGATACAGGCTGATAAAGGTCGTCAGCGTTGTGCCATTAGAGCCATCGCCAAGACTGTTGGGGCGATAGGTGCCTACAATCTCAACGGTGTAAGCAGCATCTGGATATGGGCCGACCAAGAAGGTCCAATTGGAGTTGGCATTGCCGCCAAAGGGCGCGAAATATTGTGGGAGCCCGGTGCTGGAGGCAACTCCAAAAACCGCATCCAAATACTCTCTGGTGGTCGGGAGAAGCGGATTGCGAGTGCCCACATCAGGGTTTGTGGCGGTCGATGGCGTAATGACATTGATTTGTTCGGGAACCACAAATGTGCTGGTAGGAACTGAAATTTGGCGAGTTCCTACGGTCAGAGTGTACGATGTGGTTGCGATAGACGTAAACAAGAAGTCGAGATCGCGGTACATGCGGTTCTCGGCATAAGTAATGCACTGCGGAAGAATAGTTAAATATGCCGAATCAGTTGGAGAGACAACAGCCATCGTTGCAATTTGAAGGATATAACTGTTTGTTCCGGCAACGGAACCATCGTAACTTAATCCGACAGTCATTGGGCAGACTCCCACATCATGTGTTGGTCCTCAACAGGTAAATGATTATGCTTGCTCAAATTGTCAAAAGCCGGGATAACCTGAAGATTCCAAGGAACATGCAGGCCATTAAAGCCATGCCCATTAAGGGGATGAATATGATCTACATGATGAGGGACACCTGTTTGCGTAAATAGGGCATCTGCAACATCATACATTTCTTGAATTTGAGCCATGTGAATGGCTGTCAGCCAAGAAAGCGTAGCGTTTAGTTTTTTGGCCCTACGCTGAGCATTCCACGCATATTTTTGGGATTTATTTTTACTTACCCATGCATATACGTAATTGCGTTTTTTATCTTTGTTTTTTTGATCCCAACGTTTGCAAGCAGCCCTATGCTTTTCAATGTTTTCAGCATAATATCGTTTGCTCTTCGCTTTCAATTGTTCAGAATTTTTTTTTGCCCAACGATTTTTAGCAGCGCGATCACTATCACGATTGCAATTGCGCCAAGCAGCCATTTTGATTCGAGTGCAATCAATGCAAGCATATGTTAAGCCATCTTTAGCGGCAGACAGGCGGCCAAATGCGTTAAGCGGTTTTTCCGCCTTGCATTTACAGCAAACCTTCAGGCCCGTTGTCATGGAAAAAGCTCCGCTTTCGCAGGACTATAGCACCTATTTTGCCCCGGCGCACCATCCCTCACGGCGGGCATTGTTCTGCTTTACCTCAATTATTGTCGCGGTTGTATCTTTGGATGACCAAGAAACATCCCGCCAGACATAGCAGACAGAGGCATTAGTCTCGCTTGTGGCCGTCAGACTTGAGCAGGCCATCAGGGGTGACATCAACAGCATCGCCAGCACGAACCGCATCTTGTGTTCTCCTCAAAGCATCAGAAACAGCAGCCGCCTCAACCTCTGCAATGGCGTCAGCCCTGATCTTGAAATACACCCCTCCAAGGGTGATAACAACGGCGACCGCTATGCCAAGATACCGGCCCATAGGGGTGAAGAGAAGACTAAACACCATGCTCCTCCATGTGCTGCTTGCGGAAGTACCAAATTGCTGCGCCCAGCCCCATGATCGCCAACATGATGATGAAGTTGGTATTGTGGAGTAAGCCCATAATCTGGTCTGCCGTGTCGGACGCATCCTGCGCGTTGGCAGCAATCTGCTTGGCCGCTCCAAGCCCTCCAAGGCCCGCCGTAATGACCGCAGCGTTGCCCTGCTTGCTGTCAGCCATTGAGGGCACCGGGACCGGCTGTGGCTCGGTGCGTTGCTCATGCTCATCATCCGTAGGATCTTCCGTAGGTGCAGAAGGCCCCACCAAAGGTGTGATGGCCGTAATCTCATGAGACATCCACCACGCACTCTCGGCTTGGCGGCGCTTCACGAGACCGGCGAGAACCTTGCCGCCGCCCTTGGTCCACTTCATCAACTCGGCTGGCACGGCGTCAAACTGAGCGGCGTTCACCTTTTTGAGGAGAGTGGACGATTGCAGGTTTCCCACCCCAGCGTTGTAGGCAAAGTCCACGAGGACATCGAACTGATGCTGGGTCAGCGGCTGCTTGACCATGTTGAAGACCGCAGTCTCATACTTGACCAGATCTCGGCGCAAAATGTCGTCGGCCTGCTTCTGGGTGATCGTCATGCCATCCGTGACTGCCGGAGCGCCAGCCGCCGAAGTGTGGCCGTAGCCGATGGTGCAGACGTTGGCCGGGCAGCGATAGGCTTTCAGTTTGCAGCCTTCGTACTTTTTGAGAAGGGCGTCAATGCCCTCTTGGCTCATTTGCATGGCGACACTCCTAATGCGCGAGAGAGACGGCTGCGAGCAGGCCGCAGATGATGAAAACAAACAAAAGCAGGAAAGCAGAACCGTAGACCATGACGTTTTGCATAAGTTCCTCCTGCTCTTTGCGAGCCTTGAGACGAGCAGCAGCCTGTTCCTTCCGTATGCGGGTCGTCTCCTTGAGGATTTCGTCCCATGCCAGAATACCATATTCCGAGATGAAGGTATTCTTCACCTCCATCATCATATGCTCGACTTCAGCCTTGGCGGTGAAGGCTTCGATGGCTATTTGCTCTGCCGACTTTTCGCCAAATAGGCCCGGCTTTGGCGGCTTCGTGGCGATCTTGGTAAGTTGATTGGCGCTATCCAGCAGCGACATCACATCGCTGAACATCCCCTGCATTTCCTTGCCAACAGATATGCCAGCCTTGATGGCTTCATAACTGCCCTTGGCAAGTGCGAGGATTGTAAGCGGGTCCATTATTTGTCCTGCTTGGCATCAAGTTTGTCGTAAATGCGTTTGAACATGTCCTCGATGTGGTCCATGCGCTTGTCCATATCATCCTTGAGGACGTAGGTCTTTGGCATGTCCGCTTCTATACGATGAAGATCATCTTTTAATGACTTCACCGCTTCCCATAATTGCCGGGCAAACCAGCCTATGGTGCAGAGAACGGCGCTAAGGGCCAGATTGATGGTTCCTTGGTCCATAGCGCCGCCACTCCTTATTCAGCCTGCGCAGCCTCTTCAGCGGGCTTGGGAGCCAACTGAGCCTCGGCCTGCGTCTTGATGGACATGATGATGTCAGCAACGTCCTTGAACGGCATGTCGCCCAAGGCCTTCATCACGATGTTCCAGTTAGCCACTGTCATGGCAATGTTCACGCTTGTCTGGTCCATTTATACCCCCTTTACGTTGAACGAGACGCCGTTCAGCGGCGTGTCGCTAGTGATAGCGATAGCACCGACATTTCCGTCTGCATAGTGCTGTATCTGGGACGAAAGAGCCGCCAACTGCGCCTGCAATTGCTCCAGCGTCGGCTTTGGCTGTACAGGCTCCTGCACAGTGGCGGCATAGGCCAGCGCAGCCGCCTCTTCCTCTGGCGTGAACTGGATGACCTTTACTTCGCCAGTTTCGACGTTGACTTCGATGCGTTCCATGTGGGCCTCTTATTCGTACATTATATTTACTGAACCAGCATCAAACGTATCGGTTCCATTTGATGTAGTTATACGAACACGGTCAAGCGTACCAGATAATGTAATTGAACCAGCGGTAAATCGGACAACGGCTTCATTTGTTGATGCAAGTGTGCCAGATGCAATCCAAGAATTTCCAGTTTGATTGAAAAGATAAACAGCGCCAGAAATAGCAACACTTGCACTAGAACCTTGTCCAATACCAAATCCTGTTGTGTAGTTTACTGTGTTAAAAAATGCGGTTGCTCCTGCGGATGAGTTTGCTCCAGACCCAACATATCCCGTATTTGTAATACTACCAGCACCTATCTGAATTAAGGGTAAGGCTGTACCGCTTAAACTAACACCAGTAAACATTAAGGTGATGCGTTTCACCCAACTTGGGATGCTTGTGAAGTCTACAGCAGTACCGCTGGTGGTTGCCACCGACGTGCCGCGCACAATCTTCTGCGTCGATGACCATGTGGAGCCGTCTGTCGTGAAGATAGTATTGCCCGCAGTCGTCGGGGCAATGCTGGTGCCAAGCCCGCCGTAGCCGCCAGCAAGGATGCCAGCCGTACTAGCACCCTGCGCCATGACTGATATGTTGCGAGAGATGGTCATGGGTTATCCCTCATTCATATAGGATGTTGACGGAGCCAGCGTCGAACGTGTCGGTGCCGTTGACGGTAGTTAAGACAACCCTGTCCAGCGCGCCAGAAAGAGCAACGTCACCCGCACCACTCATAATGTAAGTAGTGTTTTCTTTTGCTGTATGGCTAGAAATCCAAATGTTGCCAGAGATAAGAGTCAAAATCATATGCCCAGAAATTATATCCGCAGCACTGTTCCCATACATAACAAAACCGGCAGTGCTATTTGTAGCCGCTATATTTGGTGAAGCGCTAACACTAACAGCAGTGGCGTTGTATCCAGTTGTGGTAACAGAGCCAGACCCAATTTGGATTAATTTAAGAGATGTGCCGCTTGTTGATACACCATTAAACATTATGGTGATACGTTTTACCCAAGAAGGGATGCTGCTAAACGTGATGCTGGTGCCGCTTGTCGTAGCCTGCGATGTACCCTGCACAATCTTCTGGGTGGACGACCACGTTGATCCGTCCGTGCTAAATACTACGTTGCCAGCAGTCGTTGGCGCGGCAATGCCTTGAATGCTGGTCGCGCCAGTCCATGCAGCCAACTGTCCGCTAGAAGGGGTGCCCGTAATCGTCACGCTGCCAGTTATCGAGCCAACAGTAAATGCCACCACATCGACGATGTCGCCCGCCGCTGCCGCCGCAGCCAACACAACAGTCGTCCCAGTTGAAGCCGTGTAATCGGCGCTATTGAGCAGGACACCGTTCACATACACTTGCACATAGTTGACGGTGTATGAGGCTGTGAAGCTTGTCTGGCCCGCAGTAGCTGTAATCGTGGTACGGGTATAGCTACCACCACCGCCACCGCCGCCCGTCTGGGCGACCCAGTTTGTGATTCCGGTTCCGTCTGTAGAAAGCACATACCCGCTAGTGCCCCCACTAGTCGGGAGCGTCATCGTCCACGTTCCAGCATTAGCCGCGCCAGTAAGCGTGACCACACCGGAAGAACTGCCAGCTAACTGTGTAGCTGGTTGCTGAACGCCGGTAGTGCCAGAAATGGTAGTGGTCTTTACGGACTCGCGGGTGCAATGGTTAGTTCGCCAGCTTCAACGAGCCGCATTATCGCGGCATAGTCGGTGTTGGCTGGGTCAATCGGCACGAAGCTCGTCACGCCGTTGATGTCGCAGCGGATGCCGGTGTTGACGCCATTGAAGGCTATGTACTGAGCATTTGTATACATGATCATAACTCCGCAGTCGCAGTCCAATGTCCCGTAAAGAACGCATTTGTCGTTAATGTGCCTGACGGCAGCCATGAAGCCCCGGATGAGCCAGTATTGACTGAAACCTGCACTGCAAAATTAGCAGCAGCATCATTATTATAAAAATTACCACTTGCTCCATTGTTCGGAGAATAAGCAGTAAGCGTTGGCGTTGTTCGCATGGAAACCGGAAAGAAAATTGGAACAACTGGCCTGTTAGTTGATGCTGTAGGGGAAAATGTAGCTAAAGCACCAACATACGTGGCGGTGCCGGGAACCACATCAATGTTATATGATTTTGAAAAGTACCTCTGGCACTGCGCCAACTGGTCGCTATATATCTGCATCTCATAGGGAGTGGCTTTGGTGCCGACTTCTAGTTGGACGCCTGTGATGTAGAAGGTTGCGCCAGAGGTGCCGACTACGGAGACTGCGCCTGTGACGGAAACATAATTGCCAGCAGCCCATGCGCCAGCCGTACCATTGTAGGTGCTTCCACATCCAAGTCCAAGACGAAGATCAATTCCCGTGGCGTTATCTGTGGCCCAAACACCAGTTGTATCACCGGGAACAGTTATGCTGATCGTAGTCCATGTGTTCGCCACCGGAACGCTATAAGTGAATGGATAGCTTCTGGTTTGCGCAGAATTTACAAGCGCACCACCAAAGCTACCAGTGAGAGACGAATAAACAAGAAACGACAGCGTGACCGCCTTGGCGCTTGCAGCCCCCCAAGCCAAATCAGCGGTATTGTAACCCTCGATGAACTGCCTGACGGCAAAATATTCAGTTGAAGATGGCGTATATGCAGACGTAGATGTGACACCAAGATATTTAGTGAACCCAGCAGGCAATGTTACCGAACCTGCATTCTGCTGGATTGTATATTTTGAAGTTGCGGCATAAATAGCCTGCCATCTATCAACGGTATAAATAAATGTGCCGGAAGATGTAGCAACGCTCGCTCCAGCATTCCGCTGGTCAATGACCATATTCCCATTGATGATGCGATTGCGTTTGAACGACGAAGACATGGCAACGGTGCCGCCAGCGGTCGTGTTGGCGTTCGTGTCAAACACAAGGTTTGCGGTCGATGAACCGCCGTCTTGAAGCGTGGTGACTTTGAGGGTGCCAGACATAGGAGTATCCTTACGTGCCAGACGTAGACGCTAAAATGTAATAAACAGTGCCGCCAATATTGATGGCGATTTTGTTTGTTACAGTGTTGGTGGTTGACGCAGTGACTGCGGTGCCCACAACTACGGTGCCTGTCGCCGCAGGGAGAGTGGCGGTGTTTGATCCAGCCACCGCAGGGGGCGAGATAGTGATGCCGCCGGATGTCGAGCCGTTGAGGACAAGATTACCCATTAGACGATGCTCCAAGTCGAGCCTGACGGCACGGTCACAACTATGCCCCCGGCGATGGTAATTGGCCCAAATGTACCAGCATTTTGACCAGAAGGAATGCTGTAGTTTGTATTCACCGTCTGACCATTCAGGTAGAAAATCTGATCCGTGCCGCCGCCAGTAGCGCCGCCGCCGATGCTGCCCCATGCGGTGCCGTTGTAGCCCTCAAATGAGGTGGTGCTGGAGTTGAAACGCAACATACCCGCAGCGCCAGTGGGCTGCTGGCCCGTTGTGCCGACAGGCAGAAGAATGGCATCAGTTGCCGATACCGCCAACGACACCGCAGGCGATGCAGTGCCGATGCCCAAACGGAAGTTGGTATTGTCCCAGAAGACCTTGGAGTTGTTCTGGCTGTAGGTGCCAGACGCGCCAGCGAAGACCACGGAGCCGGTTGTGAAGGCGGTGGCGGTGCCAGTGCCGCCATTGGCAACAGGCAGTGTGCCGGTGACGCCAGCGGTCAGGGAAAGTTGCCCAAAGGCCGGGTTGGATGTTGCCCCGGTAGAGAGCAGGGCATAGCCCGTGGTGCTGGGAGAGGCGAAAGAAACCGCGCTCGTGCCGCTGCCGAGCAGAACGGCATATTGATTGAGGCTAGTGGCACCTGTACCGCCATTGGCGACCGCCAGTGTCCCAGCCAGTGTGACAGCGCCGGTAGTGCCCGTGCTGGGCGTCAGGCCAGTTGTGCCCGCCGAGAAACTGGTCACGCCCGCATTGGCGATAGTAATTGAACCTGAAGCATTGGTGATCGTGATGCCCGTTCCCTGCGTCAGGGTAGTGCGGGTAAAGCCGGTGCCGTTGCCGATGTCGAGAGCGCCATTGGCTGGGGTGGATGTCAGCCCTGTGCCGCCGTTAGCAACTGCCAGCGTTCCGGCCACAGTGACAGCGCCGGTAGTTGCCGTTGCAGGCGTCAGGCCCGTGGTGCCAAAGTTGATGGATGAGACGAGAGTGCTGGACACCGTGGCCCACGATGGCGCGCCGCCAGTATTCCCCACCAGCACCTGACCAGTCGTGCCCGCCGCAGTCACAGCCATCGCAGTGGTGGACGCGCCGTAAATGACGCCATATTGCGTCAAAGCCGCTGTTTGGCCTGTTCCGCCATACCCAACCGCAATCGCCGTACCGTTCCATGTGCCGGAGGTAATAGTGGCGAGCGTGGCGTTGCCGGTGGCTCCGAGCGTGGTGAACGCGCCAGATGAAGGCGTCGTGCCGCCAATAGCCGTGCTGTTAATGGAACCGCCCGTGATAGCCACAGCGTTGGCGTTCTGGGTGGACATAGTGCCCAACCCAGTGATGGCGGTGTTTGGGATGGTCGTCGATGCCGTCATGGCAGACGTTCCGTTCCCGTACACATATCCCGTCAGCGTTGCCGCCCCGGTGCCGCCTTGCGCGACCGCCAATTGCCCCGATGTTACCTGAGATGCCGCAATCGCGATGCTGGCGCTAGAAGCCGCAGTCAATTGTCCCTGCGCGTTCACGGTAAAGGTGCCGACCGACGACGCCGATCCATACGCGCCAGCAGTGACGGCGGTGTTGGTAATGCTGAACTGAGTGCCGGTAAGCGTCAGTCCGGTGCCAGCAGTGTAAGCGCCCGGACCAGCAATCTGCGCAAAAACGATGGCGGTCGTGCCAATCGTAATTGGTAGATCAGTCGTCTGCACCCATTGCGTTCCGGCATTCTGAGTGCCAGAAATCACAAAAGTGGTGTCGCCGGGTGCAATTTCGCCCGCTCCAGTGCCGGTCTGGTCATAGTCGGTAGCGCGTGTCAGCACCCAACCAGCAGCGCCAGAGCCGACGCTGGTGACAGTATAGATGCCGTTATACGCGCCATTGCTCTCGTTCTTGACGAGAATGCGCTGCGTTGCAGACGGGTTTGCGCCGTCAATCGCAAGCGTGGCAAATGGCGCGGTTTTGGTGATGGTCGCGCCGACACCTGAAGACCCGTTGTTGTAAGTAACAGCGCCAAGGTCCGCAGTCGTTGCATAGTTACAGGCAGCGTGATAATTGACGTTGCTGACCGCAGCATCGACATATGCTTTGTTGGTTATGTCATTGCTATTGAATGGGGTTGTCGTAATGGTGCCAGTCGTCAGCGTGACGGCATTGATAGTCGTGTTGCTGGCGGCAGTAATTTGACCCTGCGCATTGACAGTGAATGTGCCCACCGCAGACTGAGAGCCATAAGAGCCAGCAGAAACAGCCGTATTAGCAATGCTGATCGTGCCGGAAGATGTAATTGGACCGCCCGTCAGGCCAGTTCCTGTCGCCACTGAAGTGACAGTACCCGCACCAGCAGCAGCCGCCCAAGTGGGATTTGCGCCTGCACCCTGTGTTTGGAGAACCTGCCCAGATGTACCCGGACCAAGCTGCGTCCAACCGCTGCCGCTGCGGTATAGAATACTACCTTGGGTCGAGCCAGCGGAAGCATCTAAAGCCTGTGAAAGGGTGGAGCTATACCGAGGGGCAGTCATAACCCCAGAAGTGATATTGTTGGCGTTGGTTGTGTCGATGGTGGCGGACGGTGCCAAGCCCGAAACTTGCAAATAGGAAATAGCAATCGGGGTGGTAGATGCTGCCGAGAGCTGTCCGCTGGCAAGCACTGTAAAAGTGGTTGAGGTACTGGCAGACCCATACGAGCCAGCAGTCACACCAGTTGCAGCAATCTGACTGGAAGGCACAGAAAGCGTCTGCCACGAGGGGGCGGAAGTGCTGCCATTGGAAGTTAAGACTTGGCTATTGGTGCCCGGCGTTAATGCCTGCCATGCAGATGCGCCGCGATACAACAACGAGCCAACGCCAGTGCCAAAGGTATTCAGTATAGCACTAGGTGTCACATCTGACGGGCTGGCAGAGCCACCAGTCAAGTTTGCCTTCACCGTCCCAGCCGCCATGTTGGCGAGATAGGTATTGGTAATGTTGCCGGTGGGAAGGAAGATGTTAACAGCGCCGGAAGTTGTTGTAGAAGCCAACGGCGAGCTGGCGGTGACAGACGAAATGCCGGGAGCCGGATATAGGGAGTTGATATACGTTGCAATCTGCGAAGTCGTGAGCCGCACCGACGAGCCGGATTGCACCGCTTCAAGCTGCTCATTGCCACTAAGCGATGTCGCTGGCGTGAGGTTCGGGATTTGTACGACGCTCATGTCAGCGGCCCTGTCTTTGGAACGGTCGTGTTAGCATAAGGCAGACCCGGATCATTGTCACCCGGCGCGTTAGGATCAGTGCCCGGTTGAATGTTCAATCCGCCCGGAGGCTCACCAGTTTGCTGCGTGACACGCACACTATCATTCTGCGTGATGCGGGTATTACCATTGACGACAGGAATGCCCGTAGTCGGATCAACAGTGTTCTGACCAGATGTGGTGCGGGTGTCCTGTTCAGCAGTGACAAAATCCTGAATGCGCGGGTTTACAATCGGCACTGGATCTGCGGGAACCACAATAGCGCGAAGCTGCTCTTGAGGATTATCGTAGCATGTATTGCAGACCAACAACCGTAGGTTCTGCATAGATGCACCACGCCAGTCATACTGCCAGCGCAGGTTCACATGGTTATAGCGGAAGCCGCAGCGGTCGCATATGGCATGCGCTTGCGGGTTACTGGAGCTTGTTCTAGCTCTTCCTGCTTGCGAGGCGTATCCCATTATGCCGCCTCCCCATTTTTCTTACGAAACTCCCTTAGTTTTGCCGCCTCCGACATTTTCCTATGCGTTTCATCACTGAAAGGGGCGCGTTTCTTCCCAGTAACCGCTGCTTTTTGGGCGGCTCTAGTAGCTTCGGAAATTCCCCTAACCTTTGCACATTCTCTTATTTTTTCTTTTGTTTCAAAAGAGTGTTTGCGACCCTTAGAAGCCAAAGATAATTTCTTTTTGGTTTCCTCTGAAGTCACGCGACCCTTGCGTTGAGACGAAAGTTTTTCAAATTCGCCGGGCCTAGCAAATCTTGCCTTTTGAGATTTTGAAATTTTTTCTCGTGTTTCTTGAGATGGATTTTTTAACCCATCCCCCCCAGCGGTCATATTTGTAAGATTTTCAATTCCATATAATGCAATGCGATCAATTTCTAAATTGAATGCGGTTCCCTCAGAAAGCTTATCCATAACAATACGAACATCAACGCACATCCCAAGGGATGTAAGCTTTGAAGTAATTGCCATATGATGGCGGTTCCTCATGCTTTTCATATCCCAAGCGCGCTTATCTTTGCCCTTGCCAACATAAAAGCAAAAGCCTGTATCAGGTCTCCAGTGTTCATATACATAGAACACATTCATCTGAAATACCCCGATATGATCGGAGAGATAAATTGAGAGGCTTGCTCAATATTCTGAGCAGCGGCGATCGCATAAGCCTCATCAGCCATCGGCTTTAAGATTGCAATCTTGTCTGGAGCCCAAATGGTTGCAAGACGCTGCGCCAGACCAAATGCGAAAGCTTCCAACCATAGATAGGGGATTTCGACGTTCTGGTTATTCGTCAGGTTGGCATCCTGAATTTGGCGAACGCGATAATATTTTAATGAGGTGGTGGTGCCATCCGGCACGGGCCACAGCGTCACTGTCGGCGACAACAGGCGGTCGAACCAATAAGTTGTCGTGAAACCCTGCTGCGTTTTGTTTGGATAAGAAGCGTACTCAGTACGGCTGATCGGAAGGATCAGGCGGTCGATTGGCTGACCATTGCCGTTGTCAATTTCAATGTAGGCGTCCAGCATGACGACCGTATTAGAGTCCACGCTGTAGGTGGCCTGCCCAGCAACCAGAGGTGTCGTGATCAGGTCTACTGCCCACAAATTAACTCCTTGATTGGCCCAGCGAGACAGCATCATGTTAGTCGCCATGCGGGCGGCTTCCATATGCTCTTGCAGCACAGACGTGTTCCTGAGCCCGATGAGGTTGTACGCATATAGCGTAAGCTCGCCGAGGCCCGGATTGTACGAGAATGTGTTGCTAGTAGCCATTGCCACTCCTATTAGAAGTTTGTGGTAGTGGCGTCAGCAATCAAATACCCACCCGCAAAGATTGACCCTACAAATGGGCCGCCCGTATTAGATTTCATTTGATACTGAATGTCCGTGCCGCCGGGATGTGCCGGAGCAACCGTGTACGGGATATTGAAGACTTGCACGAACGGCGATTGTGAAAGCAACGTCGTGTTGCCATTCACAGTAAAATTATAACCATTTGACTGGATGGTGTTGGAAAGGTTGAACTTATTGTACTCGGCATAAAGCATATAGTTGCTTGAGGTAAAGCCGATGCTGGCGTTCGCTTGAACATATGTCAGATAGAACGTGTACCCTTTGGGAACCGTATAAAGCGACATCTGCGTTTGACCCACACCAGCATTGATCTGAGCATAAAGAACGGTCGCAATCTTTGCCGTGATGTTGCCTGCATTCAGGCCATTAGTGACAAACAACCCATTGATGCGAAGATATGAATTAGTCGTGGTTGCAGTCCCAGAACCATTAAGCGTGACAAGCTCTGACAGAAGATTGAAATTAGCATCAAGACCGTCTACTTGGATAATTAACCCGGCGTCAGTAGCCCCAGAGGCACTTAAAAGAACGATCACGCCTGCGGATGATGGATAGGTGTAGGCACCGCCAGATTGCGTTAAACCTTCCCACAATGGGCCAAGGGCAGTTCCCGCAATCTGTGTGCTGTAACCAAATATCTCAACAGGCTGATGGTTTGTAATTTGACCGCGAGCAACTTGAAGCTCAAACGGCTCGTGCCTGCCGTTCTTGGTAATAGAGTCCCAGATGACGCCAGATTGAGACAACGTACCCATTTTTAACTCCTTTTGCCAGCACGCGCAGCGGCTGCATTGTCAACCAAGTTAGGATAAGGCCGTCCAGCGGCTCTTGCCCTCGCTTTGGCTGACTGAATTTGTTTGCGGTTCAGATGCTTCTCTTTAGCATCTTTTGGCGCATCTTTCTCCCAGAAAGGCTTGTCCATCAGTGGATCTCCCCATACAAGTCCAACCCACTATTGTCTTTAACATACTTTGCAGCTTCTGGATCGTTGTTAGAAGCCAGAAGATAGATGCGAGCATATTCAAGAAGGTCAGGGTCGTCGCGAAATAATCCCAAACCCTTATTGCACCTATTGCAAAGCATGCCGCGAATGGTGTTTTTCTTATGGTCATGGTCAACCACAAGATCTCCACCGTCTCCGCAGATTGTACAACAAATCGTGGTAGCAAGCACGTTTTTTAAAGCTTCGTCATCAATCATATCGCGATATTGGCCGCGCCTAATTTCGCTTCGATATGAACTTCGACAGCCTCTGCACCAACTATCAAGACCATTGGCCTTGCGGTTGTGCAAAGGGAAAAACTCGGCGGTCGCCGGTTTCTTTTGATGGCAGCGAGTGCATTTTAGCATTTGACGTTCCACTTTTTGAGCGCCAAATTGATCCGGCTATTAGGATCGTGCGCCGTTTTTGCAGAAGTCAATTTTTCCTTCATCCCGCACATTCTTGCGCGGAAGCTGTCCTTTCGGGAGCCACCCTCTGGCTGTGGGCGCTTAATATCATGGCCCTGCGCCCTGAGAGAGGCGCGGCCTTTTTCGTTCAGACCGCCAGAAGCGGACTTGCCCTCTTTTCGTGTCCAAGCACCTGACATCACATCCTCCTAGCAAAACGGGGGCACACGGCCCCCGTTAGTCTCACATTGGATCGGGGAGGACGATCTTAGTAGTGAGAGGACTTGGTGCGAGCGGTGCCAGAAGCAGCGGAGGAGAGAACCTTGCCACCGCTCATACGGGGCTTGCGGCCCGCATGGTGCTTGGAATGCTCACCTTCGATCTTGCCGACATGCTTCTTAGCCTTGCCGACATGCTTCTTGTGCATCTCATGCTCTTCGTGCATGGCATGGTGCTTGGCCTTGCCACCGCGCTTAAAGCCTTCCGACTTGCTCTTGGCTTCCTTGGCGACCTCAGACTGACCGCCAGCGTAGAAGTCACCACCGAGAGACTTGTCGGGGCTATTCTTGGGTTCGAGTTTGAACTTACCCTTCATGACATCCCTCCATTAGGACGCAAGGTTGATGCCCTGAACATAGGTCACATGAAGTGTGCCGACGCCCGAGCCAGTGTTTGCGGAAGTGACGAACAACTGCACATCAGTAGGACCACCCGTCTGGAAGGTCGAGTTGCTGATGTTGTCCCAGTTGTAGATCTGGGCCGCAGTGGTCGGGGACAGCGAGAAGCGGCCAGCAGCAGAGCCGTCAACGCCAGTGGCGGTGAAAGCAGTAGCCGCAGTCGTTCCGGCGGTCGCGCCGACGCTGAACGTCTTGGTAGCCCCGGTCCAAGCAGTCGTCACCATCATAACAATGGAGAGGATCTGGCTCTGGGCCGGGAGCGTGATGTCGGTTCCACCACTCGCCTGCGTGACAACAGCAGACTGGCACATAACCGCATAACCGAGGTTCTGGGTGCCAATCGTGCCGCCGAGAGCAGCAAGATTGCCGGTGCCGTCACTGTTGATAACAGTGCCAGCGAGGACCGGGCCGGTGAAGGTGGTAGCCGGTGTAACCGGACTACCGTTAGGGTTGGGGTAAAACCCCGGCTGGATGTCGTTGATGACGGTAGCCATTGGTTATCCTTTCGGAGTTAAGGTTACCACGTTTGGAGACTGTTCGGAATGCTTCTCAAGGTATTGGATGGCTGATAGGAGGATATTTTTGTCCTCTTTCAATTTTCCGATACCCATGTTGCAGTCCGCACAAAGAAGCCCTCTAACAGCACCAGACTGGTGACAGTGATCGACCGCTAGAGCCTTCACCTTCCCCAATCTCGTTGCAGTTTCAGGTTGTTTGCAGATTGCACATGTTCCGTTTTGAGATTTAAAAAGATCAGAATACCCTTCAGGAGTTATCCCAAACCTTCTTTGCCTCTCTTTATCGGACAGTGCCTTTCTGTTTTCTTCCCGATACTGCTGTTGATAAGTTAGCTTTTGCAGATTTTTTTCAGGATTTTGCCGCAGTTTGAGCTTCGCCCTACGGTCAATTTCCTTCCATTTTTCAGGGTTTTCTCGACGATATTTTGCCGATTTTTCCCTGTTTCTGCGCCTGCGTTCCTCATCAGATTGCTTCATTGTGATTGCCCTCCAGTATAGAACTTGCATACTATACCAGAGGGCAATTACGGTCAATTACGACGTGGGGAAGCTCCCGTAGATGCTTCTCCAATTGTAGTAACCAAAACTGTAACGTTCGTAACCCTTAACAAGAAGATTGTCAGTGACAAAATCGACCTGCATATCGCTTTCGAACTTCACTCGCTCCATGTACGACAGACCGTCGATGTTGGTCAGCAAGAACCAAGCATACGAAGAGGTCAAGAAGTCGTTGACCATGTAGCCTTCGGGCAGACCGCCTGCCGTCATCATAATGGCATTGACGTCATTGTCCGCAGTACCCGGACGCAGTTCCGTTTTTGTCAGACGGATAGCAACCGGCTCAAGCTGCGGGGGGACGATCAGCTTACGACCACGGGCGAAGATCTTCAGACCAGCCTGATCACGGAAGTTCGTGCGGATCGCGATCATGGCGTTCAGCAGCGTGGCTTCGTTCAGGTCAACCTGAGTGGAGGGCTGGTTCGCAATCGTCGCACCATCAATCGGATGGCTGGACGAGCAGAGAGCCACACCGTCACCGCCGACAGCCGAGTTGTACGTCTGAGCGGTGTTCAGGATGTTCGCGCCGTAGATTTCCTTGGTCTGATGGAAGCTCTCAATCAGGCCGAGGTTCGAAGGCATGAACTGGGTCTTGTAGAGGTTGTCGTCGATGGCCTTGCGGGTGATCGCGTAGCCGAGAGCAATTTCAGTATGCTCTTGGTTGTACACGAAACGCTCGCCAGCGCTGTTGTCGAAAGCGGTCTGACCGCCTTCAGTCTTGAGCTGCGCCAAGCCAAGGAAACGCATCTCAGCGGTGCGCTCCAGAGCCATCTTCGACTCATGCTTGGTGAAGATCTTGTCGTACTGAGATGGGATCATCTCGTACTTGCCTTCAACCCCACGGAGACCGGGGAGGAGAAGGTCTTTAATGGCAGAAAGATTAACAGCCATAGTTCCTACTCCTTGTTAGATGCCGGTCAACGACTTGGTAGCCACGTTGTTAAACGCGACGATCAAGCTGTTGTAGGCGGTTGTGGTGTCGTAACCGTTCTGACCAGCCCAAGGGCTGACGCCGACCGGGGAGTACCCAGCAAGGTTGACGATGCGGAAAGGAAGGGTGGAGGTCGTCGCAATCGTGCTGTAGTCAGCATAATAGGTAGACAGACCGTTGGAGGTGTTGCCGTTCGTGCCACCGACGCCGAAGCCGATGTTGTTGCCGATGGAGGCAAACGTCACGGGGCCACCATTGCCAGACTGCACAATGAACTGCGCATTCGGGTCATTGATGACGTAGGCGGTCACGGTGTTGCCAGAGGCAACGTCGCTGCCGGGCCAGTAGTTCGACCACACGGTGCGCTTCTGGCTGACCGAGAGATACTGGCAACCAATGAAGATGCCTGCGATCTGCACGGAGTTAGAAGAAGCCTGCGTGATGTAGCCGGTGTTGAGCTGAACTACAGGGTCGCCGGTGAAGATAGGGGTCGTGTTGTTGTACGCGATGAAAGCGACGGTCTGCTCATAGGTAGGCGCAGAACCCGTACCGCTCCACTGCCTGAAGCCAAATGGGGCTGAGGTATTAGCCATTGGAAGCTCCTGTGGGGAGCAATCTACAAACTCCGCGCCGGGGGAGCCGTAAATCAAGATAGTGTGAAGCTTTCGCGCCGGGGAAAGCTAACCAATGGTAGGTCTGTTTGGCATATTATCACGCGCGTCACAAAAGTAAAGGGCCACCTATTAAGATGGCCCTCCACATGTTAGATCGAAACATTGTCAATGCACGAATTGACAAATTAGGGGACGGGCAACGCTTCCCATCCTTTTTTGATGTTGGGCTTCACCCTGTCGTGATCGCGCGTCATGGTGCCGTCTGGCGTACCAGCAAGCTGCGCTTCCTTGGCGCGGACCTGATCGCGAGCCTTGCGGCGCTCGATGGAGCGGGCTTCTTCCACAATCTCGGTGGGGCGCTCCATGAGGATCTGGCCCTTGCGCTCGATGTAAGCGCCAGTCCAGTTCATGGGCATCATAGCGCGATGCTTAGCGTCACGATTGAGCGGCACAGGCTCCCAACCAGCACGGGCTAGAGCCACGTTGTAGGATGGGTCTTCCGCACCAAGAAGCAAATGACGCTTCCATTCATACGTCCAACCCTCTGGAACCATTTCTGGATCGACAAAGAACTCATCTACGCCTTCGTCCATAGAAATGTTGTGCCCACGCAATTCGGCGGCGCGACGAGCAGCGCGAGCGCGGGGATCTTCAGATGCCGCCTCTTCCCTCATAGGCTCTCTCATTTCTTCGCGGGGGATACCACCGAGACCACCTTCAAGGCCACCAGCAGGGCGGCTACGGCGGCGCGGAGCGTCTTCGTTAAAGTTTTCCATAGTCGTTCTCCTTAATGGGTGATCCGGCCTTCCTTCTGCAAGGCCATCAAGTTGTTGTAGTATTCCTTATCCGTCATGCCCAACGACTTGGCGGTTTCGGCTTGGGCAGGTGTCAGCCAACCCACGTTTTTGCGACCGCCATCGCGATTGACCGGGGCAGACGGAGGTGGGGCCTGTCTGGCGGCAGGCTTGGATGCTGAAGACATGGGCGACTCTCCTTGATCGTTTGCGTCGATGCCCAGACGCTTTTCGATGAAACGGAAATAGTCATCCGTGTCAGGTTCAATGCCACGCTTAACGGCGCTTTCATGCGCGTTAAACATGTCGGTGATGTCCGTTTGATCCTTGAAGTGATCGCGGTTGCTCTTCAGCCATTGCGCAGACGGCTTAGACACTTGAGACATGATGTTCTCAATCATCTGCTTTGGCTTAAGAGCCTGCTGCGGCTGCGGAGGCACTGGAGGCTTGTTGCGAGCCTCTTCCTGCATCTTTAAGTGGCCGCTTTCCAGACGCCGCAGATCTTCTTCATTCTTGCTGAGAGCAGCAGTAATGCGAGCGCCAGTTTCGTAGTCGCCATTGCGCATGGCTTCTGCGTAGTTGGCGGTCAGGATCTCGTTGTCACGCTTCACTGTCTCAATAGCGTTGGCAACGAGGTGCATCTGGGTGTCTTCCACCTCAACGCTGGCCTTTTGGGCCTGAAAAGCAGCCAATCTTGCCCGCTCCTCAGCCTACTTACGGGCCTCCTTTTCTCTCTTCAGCTTCTTTTTAAGCTTCTCGATGGCTTTCTGAGGATCGTTTTCATTGCCCTCATCGTTTGACGGATCATCGGCGACAAGGATTTCAATATCCTTGGACGGTTCTTCGGCTTTTGGAGGCTCCGGGGTCAGATCGACCGCGATCTTTTCAACATTTTCGTCCATTTTTTACTCCTCAGTACACTTCATCGGGGTCTTGGATACGCGCCTTGATTTGCCCGTCCTTCATTACCCGGCAAAGGACGCCGTGAACGGTAATCGACCACCCATCAGAGGGGCGAAAAACCAGCCAATCCTGACTCGGCGTAAAAGTTTCTCCAGCAAACCAGCCCTGATCGTTGGGCTCGAAGGCATTTGGCCCTGCCGCCAGCAGCAAACCAACCTTGGACTGAAATTTGTCTTCCGCGACGGTGTTGTCCGTCATGAAAAACTCTTTGCCGCCCAGCATGGTCTTGTTCGGTCGCATATAAACACCGACCAAGACCTCATTATTGAACAGCTTGATGCTGCTAAGATCTCCAACATCGTCGAGGATCTTTTGTCGTGGATCGACCTCGTGGTGAATTTTAATGTATGGCATTAGTTCCCCCTTACCTGTTGCGCTCACCACCATTGGCAAGACGCTCCGCTTCGTCGAGCAGCTCTAAAGCCGTTCGAAGACCCTCAATAGTTCCGACATGGTGACGATAGGCGGGAAAGTCAAACGTGGCGCTTGCCGTCACTAGGACTTCCTTGCGCCGTTCGATCTCTTCCTTGATGAGCTTAGTTAGCTCGTGCTGATAAAATGACGAATAAGTTTGCACAACCGCCCCCTCGCGGCCCCCTCGATATGTAAAGGGGTGACAGTCCCGAGGGGGGCCGGATCTGTCACCCCAACATCCGCAACGACCGAACGCCGCGAATTGTTAAGCCTTTTGAATGCCGCCCTTGCGCTTGGCAATCTCGGTCTTTTCAAGACGGCCCTCAGCGCTGCCAGCGCCCGCATCCATGTCCTTATAGGAACGATACGCGCGACCGCCAGACTTGCGAGGCATAGGCGCACCACCCTGCGGAGGCATGGGGGGCGCACCGCCGGGCGGCATCATGCCGGGAGGCATCATACCGGGCATCATACCGGGGGGCATACCACCGGGCGGCGGAGGCACAGCGACGGGCATCCCCTTGGGCGGACCCATAGGAGCGCCGCCGGGAGGCATCATGCCATCGCCAGCGCCACCCTTTTCGGCATTGATGACGATGTTGATGTCCGTCTTTCCCTTGCGCTTGGTAGAGCCGCCATCGGCGCGGGCCATACGGCCACCGGCAACGACGCCGGGAACCTTGCCGGGATAGCCGGGACCAGAGAATACGCCGCCGCCAGTCTTACGGCCCTTGCGCTCGCCGCCATCTTTTTTGCCCGTGCGGGCTTCTGGCTTCACCATCTTCTTGATGAGCGCCTTGTCAGCCGCCTCGTCGGGATGACCCTCAGCTTTTCCGCCCTTCTTGAGGCCAGCAGCGCGTTGCAGGCGAGAGCCGCCGCCACGGAAATTCATCATCGCGCCGGGGACGCCAGCAATCATCTTGCCGCGATTGAGAATGTCAGCAGCGCCAGCCATGCCCGGAGACATCATGCCGCCATCCATCTTCTTGGCCCGGCCACCTTTCTTGTAGCCACGTTCGGCGCGACGAAGCTGCTCGGCATCGTACAAGTCAGACGGCTCCACATCACGGCCCGGCAAGTCAGCGGGGCGGCGCATGGGCTGCGGGATGGGACGCTGCGTCACATCACGGTCGCCGCTCTGCACATCGTAGTCAACGAAGCCCTTGGTGGCATGGTGAGCGCGGCCACCCTTCTTCATCGCGCCAATGTGCTTGATGCCTTCGCGCTCTTCGTTGGCATCCTTCACGTTGCGATTGATCTTGGCGTTGACCCATTCCTTAACCTGACCGCCAGACTTGCGGGGCTTGCGATCAGCGCGGGTTGGCGCGCACTCGCCCATAACCTTGCCGCCCTTCTTGTACTGGCGGCGCGACACGGGGCGCAGGCCAGTCTTAACATCGGCGTTAATCATCGGGCCGGGGGTCCAAGTCGAGGAGTCTACCTTTTCAAGAGGACGATCAGCACCAAGGCGGTGCGCCTTGGCCTTCATGGCCGCGCGGGCCTTTTTTGCGGTATCTGACATGTCAGCTCCTAGGTTTACCGGGCGTCCCCGGAGGCTTTTGCCTTTTTTGATGTTACCATAAGTGCGTGGTCAACGATAGAACCACCACCCGCCTTCTTAGGCCATGTAATGACAGGAACTTTAGAAATCCCCTCATTCTTCGCAGCGGTTGCGCGGTGACGGCCATCCTGCCCACCACTAGGATAAATGGCGAGTGGGTTCAGGCCCTTACCCTTTTTGATCTTCTTTTCAAAACGCTTGATGGCTTTCTTGTCGCCCTTATCCATTTGCATCTTTTGCGTTTGGTCCAAGAACTTATCTGGCGACATCCATGTCATTTTGCCGCCGTCGTCCTTGTAACCAGCATGCTTTCGGTCATCGGTGTCAGGCTTCAAATTATATGTAACCTTGCCGCCGTGTTTGCGCTCAACCACTTTCAACGCCTTGTTGATAGCGCCTTTGTTTTTGCGACCTTTGAACTTAACAGCACCGCCTCGCTTTTCGCCACCACCGCCTCCGC